ACGACTAAGTTAGTGTTAATGTACTGGTCAGGATGATCTGATTCTCTGTACGGTGCTACTAAGTTATCTACCCAAACAATGTTTTGGACCATGTCGTCCATCATTTGTTTTAAGTTAATAAGAACACCTGCATATATTTCTTTTTCATCAGGATAGTCAAGTAAGCTAAAGTATAGCTCTGACTGTTCTGCTAAAATATTAAAGTTTCCGCCAGTACGCAAGTCTGCTGTCATTGCATCAACTATCTTTGCAACAAAGTTTTTGTAACGATCCCTTGCTTCGACGTTAGTTTCAAACGCCGGGTTAAAGACATTTGCATAACCTTCGTCGTCGTTTGTGTTTGCAATATCTCTTTGAATGCGATATTCAATAAATGCAAGAGTTTCTTCTTGCAAAAATTCTTTGTTCTTTTCAATTAGACTTGCTGCATTAATGTATCCACCAGGGTTTGTAAATGCTAGTTGGCCAAATCTATCAACGTTTTTAGGGTAAGAAGGTTTTACTAGATAGTGTCTACCAAAGTACCCATCTATTCTACCTGTTGAAAAATCTCCATTCTCAACAGTTAGTGGATTGATGTAAGGCTCGCCGTCAACTGGTAAGTTATTATCAGCATAACCTGTGCTGCTTGTTGTTGGATCGCCTGTTAGTCCGTCAAACTCTTTATCGCGATAGAAATAAATGTCTGCCCAAGGTGATTGAGAAACTGTATTCTTTGGACGAATATGAGTACGTCTCATTTCGTTACCAACTAACGATGTGTTAGCAGGCAAGCGAATTGGATAATCTTCGTAGTATGTTCCTGTTTCAACATGGATAGTAATATTGCGAGTATTAACTAAGTTACCAAATTCTAGATTTTCACCTTTAATAAAATCTTTAGGTAATAGTAATTCTAATTCTGTAACATCGTCAACCGAGTTTGGATTGTTCTCAGTATCTGCGCCCGGATAGTAAGATATAATTCTACCTAGTGCTCCAGACGTTTTACCTCTAATAACTTTACCAACACGTAAGTCTTGGTTCTGAGGATTACCTTGGTCAACATATCCATTTTCGCTAATTCCGTTTACTGTATTAGTAAAGTACATTGTATAGCGAAGTCCTGTACTAGGAACATCTTCAGCTGAGAATACGCCGTTCATTATGATATTTCTTTGTAATGCCAAAGTACCATTAGGACCTGCAACAAATGTCTGGTCAACACTGTCTGGCGTATCTGAAACAAATGTTATAAACTGTTGCTCGTATATACTTTGATAAGTTGGTGTAACAGTAGATTGTACAATTACACTACCAACTAGAGTTTTTGCTCTTTCAATTGCCGATGCTAGTACTTCTTTTACAAGACCTGCTTGCGACTTGCCATACTCGTCATTATAGTATTCAATACCTGCTCTATTTGACAAGAAGTTTACAGTGTTTCCACTTAGATAATCTAGTATACTTGCACTAACTGCTTTACGTAAATCATCTTCTAGTATTTTGTAATCAATGACACGACCTGTCCAGTCTACAGTAATATTTGCTTGGGTGGTTGTTTGTTCTGTCTCAATGTTGTTTTGTACCCAAGCTATTGTTTCAGCAGCAATAAAGTCTAAGTTAGCTTCTACAATTGTTTTTGTATTAGGGTTAGAACCTGTTGCTCCTACAATGCCTGCAGAGTTAACCCTTGATTTTTCAATTCGTTTAACTCCAGAAATTGTACGACTGGCAACAATATCCTGCATGTATGGTCCTGGTTCGTAAGGTGAAGCCTTCATAATTGCTTCTGCTTTACGTGCTGCTGCATTAACAGTTCTGTATGCATATGCAAGAGAGCTACCTTCTTTACCTGGAGGCGCAACAGTCTGTGCATCATCGCCTACTGTACTAACAAATATATTTGCGCTCGATTCGTTTGACTGTGCATCAACATATAATTTTGTAACTGCTTGTAAGTCGTCTTTACCTGCAGGAGTACCTGCGCCTGCAAGATCTCCAGGATGGTCATGTAAAATTAAAGGACCTTCCATTGTATCGCCCTGACGACGAACAACGCTTGCACGTGGCATAACTTGATGCGATAAGAAGAAGCCTTCTAAACTAGTATCATAACCTGCATCAGTAATACTTAACTGAGCACTGTCTCTCGGAGATAGTTTAAGTCTTAAACGTTCTCTTTCTTCTGAATCGTTTAGTAGTGGCTCGTCTTGATTTAACCAAAAACCAATATTGTTTTGATCTAAGATACCAATGTAGATAGTATCACCATCTTGTAAATGACTATACAGTAAGTTTCCATCCTCGTCAATATCTAATGATGATTGTGTTATATACTGTCCGTCAACAAATACAACTCTTTGCCAATCGATACCTGCGCCTGGTGTGTTAAACACATACGCTGCACCGTCTGAACCTCTTGTCAATCCGTGTGCTGTAATGTTTGCTTTGTTTTGTCCTACTAGAACAGCAAACGTTTTAGTATAGGCTGAGCCGTCAACTGGTTCAGCAGGAACGTTAATAGTTTCACCTGGGTCTTGACGTGGAATATAATTTTTGTCTGCAAACTTTTTGTCAATTACAAGATCGTCAACGCTGATTGATGTACCGTGAATTCTGTTAAATGTAGTTACATCAGCTTCTTCAGTTCCTATATTTGCAATACCAAGTCCGCTTGCATTTAAAGGACCACCTAGTGCTGGAGAACTATCATTAATAATTTTAATGTTGCCAACTTTGACAATTATTTTACCTTCTTCTCTTACTATAAATTCAACCGAGTCAGCTGCATCAGGTGTGTTAGGATCAGAACTATCTGAAGCAAGTTCCCAAATATCAATACCTGTTGCGTCTTGTTTTACAATAGGAATAAATGCTTTGACGCCACCGCCTTCATATTGTGATAGCGAGTCTGGAGTGTCTGACAAACTAGTAAAACCAATTTGTCCACCTTTACCTACTACTGCATATATTTCTCTGAAGTTTTCGTTTACTTTGCGGAAGGATTCGCGAATACTATCGCCGGTTCCGTCATTACCTTCAACGCCAATATCAACTTCTTGTCTTGCCATTATTTTTGCTCCATTAGATCACTGGTACACCCAGGTTATTCATATCAAAGTTTACGCTAACACCGCAACCGCAACTGGATTGAGCATTAGGATTTCTAATTTCAAATTGTGAACCTATTATAGATTTTACATAATCTATTTCAGACCCGGCTAGGAAAATTAAACTATGATCTCCTACTACTAAGCTGCCCAAATCACAAGCTATAACAAAGTCATTTTTTGTTATATCTTCTACTTGTGCTGTTCCCCATTCGTATTCAAACCCTGCACAACCACCTCCCTTTACGTTTAAAGTAATAGCATAGCAATCATTTTCCTCGCATAATTTACCGATTTGATGATTTGCACTTGGAGTTACAGTGATTAAGCTCATAGTTTTTCCTTTCTTGCATGTATTTAGTTTATTATTTTATAATCTTAACGTAAATACTTATATGTTCATTCAAGAGTATACAGTAAAGAAGAAGTATGAAAGACCTAGTAAATTAGGTAAGATCCACACATATTATCGCAATGTAACTATGTGTGTCTTTCGTTGCGATAACTGCGATACTGAATTTCAAAGAGAAAGAGGGAGTATGGATCCAAAAAGATTATCTAATTCCTACTTTCACGTATGTAAGAACTGCGATAGTAAGAAATTTGCACAAAAAAAGGGAGTAGAACAAAAGCAGAAGTGGAATTTATCTGCTAGTTCTGATCTCCCTGTAAGTAAACTATAATTTACTTTTCTTTCTTGAATAGCGTCCATGCACCGTAAGCGATAGCTGCATATGCCACTAGGCTTGCGATTGGTTTAAAGATCAAAAACGCAACACCTGCACCAATTAAAACTGCACCGTCAAGTGTAGTACGTTCGCCTAATCTATCAACAATAAATTTTTTAACCATTTTTGTCTCCTATCGATAGTATATTTATTAAATATATGTTCCTATAGGAGGATAAATTATGTTTACATGGTTAAAGAAACTTTTTGGCGGCGGCACTGTTCCTGAAGTTATCAATGAGGTAATGAAGGAAGAGCCTAAAGCAGAAGTAGTTGTTGAAGAGCCTAAAGCAGAATCAGTTGCTAAAGCACCTAAGAAAACTACTACCAAAAAGAAAAGCAGCAAAAAAGGCACAGGTACATGTGACTTTACTAAGTTGACTAAAGCTCAGTTGCTTGCAGAAGCAAAACACCGTGGTGTTAAAGCTAATGCAAGTTTATCAAAAGCTGAAATTTTAGAAAGACTTACGAACGCATAATTGCGTTTTGTAATTGCTGTAGTGCAGTTTCTTGGCGAGCGAGCTTGCGTTCTAGGACGTTTATAGCCGCTCGCTGTTTTTTTGACTGTTCTTCTAGTGAACGAACATATTCAATTGTAGGAATCTTTTGAACACTACCATCTTCACCTAGCATCTCAAATGTATCAACACCTTGCGCACGTAATCCACCTGCTACACGATTAGGATTCTTTTCAGGCGACTTCTCTAATGCGGGTGTCTGTTTGCGTCCATACATTTTGTTTAGATAGTTCATATTCATTTCCTTTATAGTATTTATATAGTTCAATACTTGCTAAGTTTTTACACTTAGACTCGCACATGATATCTGCTGTATCAAGGAACTCTAATGCCCAATCGTTTGCTTGTTGGTTAGGATACCAATCGCTGTGAGCACGTAATTTCTGTTTCTTGTGTCCTGCTTCTAACAAACGTGCCATGTCCGGCAAACTGTCATGTTTAAAGTCTGCAGGCAAATGTTCGTCACGACTGTAACTGTAGTGTATAACAGGACGTACACCACGCCAGCTATCTACTATGCGAGCAAATCTATCGTCGGTGGGGCGAATGTATTCTCCACTATTGACCCAGTGATGGTGTATGTCAAGTACAAGTGCGACATGTTCTGCAAGTTCGAGGCTTGAGTCAATCCCCCACTTGTTTTCGTCGTTTTCGATTGTGATGGTGTTTCTCGCTTCTGGGGATAGCCTTGGGAGGACATCGATGATCCCTTGTGGGCCTTTTCTACCCGATATGTGTACGTTGCATTTAAAGTCTTGGAACTGTGTACCGTAGCCCATCCATCTGATACAATCCACATGATACTCAAACTCCTCTATACTTCTATTTACTATATCTTCGCTATCACTAGCAAGCACAGTAAACTGACCAGGATGCATACTGAGCCTAACATCCAACGCCCTAGCGAGATCTCCAACCCTTGCGAAATGCTTCTCACAATACTCGACCACAGCAGGTAGTTTCCAATAATAGCTCCAAGTAGGCTCAGTGTATACAGGAAGGACATCGCTGCCAAGTCGAACCATTCGTAACTCATGTGGTAAACTCCCTACGTATTCTATTAGATTATAGTACGACTGAATGTTGTGTACCATAATGTCCCAAAGTCGTTGCTCTGCTACATCGCGTGTCTGACGATTAAGCCATTGTACAGTAGTTGACTTGGTATTTAGTGGACGTTGAATTTCTTCTAGTAGTTTCTTTTTCTGTGTTTGATCTGGGTGCATGTACTTACATGCAAAACCTATACGTGGATGTGTGCCTGTCATTTTTATGCCTTCGTTTGTTAGCTTAATATATATTATACTATCATTAACTATGTGTGTCAAGCTCATATTCAAAATTTTGGCATTCTGTGTGTTTTGCAATAAACTTTGCTCCATTCTTTAAATGAAACTTTTCTGCCA